ACCAGTTACAATTTCGTTAACTATTCAACCTGATAACTGTGTACAAATTGGACCATCTGCAGGATTAGGAACACAAGGGTTTAATCAACCACGTGGTACTACTAACGCATTAGGTGCATAACATTTTAGAAAACCCGTCGAAAGGCGGGTTTTCTTTCACTATGTATAGGTATTTTAAAAACATAAATACTATATGTCATTTACTCCTAACAATTTCTTAACATCAGATCCAGATATCTACCTGAAAGATAGGCAACACGCTGCTCGTCTTTTTAATGATGATCAATTTAGATTAGCACCAAAACATAAATTTTCATTCCACGTTGCATTCAACATAAATCCAGCAGCTTGTAAGGATAGTTCATTATTCCAACGCCACCGTAATGAAATCAATATGCTAGTCAAATCGGTATCACTGCCATCATTTGCTATCACTACCGAATTGGTAAATCAATATAATAGAAAAAAAGCAGTTCAAGTTCAACACAAACCTGGTGATATTGATATTGTCTTCCACGATGATAATATGGGATTGATCAATAAATTATGGCAAAATTACTACAGTTATTACTATGCTGATTCAAATTCAGCACAATCATCTTCCGCTTATGCAAGAAATGCCACTAAAAATTCAAACTTCATTTCATCTAATTATGGACTAGATAACGGTAGTTCAACACCGTTTTTTAATTATATTACAATCTATCAAATGGCAAGACACGAATATGTTAGTTATAAATTAATCAACCCAATTATTACTTCGTGGAACCATAATAAATTAGATTACTCTGATACAAAATCCAATGATTTTTCAATGAAACTGTTATGTGAATCGGTGGCATATGGTTCCGGTAATGTAGATGAAAATAGCCCAGAAGGATTTGGGGTTGAACACTATGATTCATCACCAAGTCCATTAAGTAGCATGCCACAAGAATCATATAGTCCAAGTTTCGCAAAAGATGTAATAGCTGACAATACCAGTACTATATTGACATCGGTTATTGAACAAGTGAATAATAACGAGAATAACAAATTGACCTCGAATTCTGTATCAGCTGCTACGAAAATGATTCCGCAAAATCAAAATTCACAATCAGGTATACAAGGATTTTACTTTCCAATTAGTAAACCTGAAACTTCAATGGTCCAAGCAAATAGTACAAATATTAGGTAAAATAATATGCAAAGTAATCTACCAACTACACAAGATACCAAACAATTCTTCGATAAGTATTTTGATAAACAAGTTTCATTTCCAAGTAGCCAAATCGATGCGACAGTTGGATTCTTTTTGAAAAAAGATTTCGATTTAGAAAGCGCAAGATCAACTGCTATCGTTCTACTAAATCAAGCTAGAATTGATAATGTCCCAGTATTCCAATTGCTAGATACATTAAAAGGTATGACAAACGTGCAATTAAGCCAAATTGTAACCCAAGTATTAAACGCATCAAGAGAAAAAACCAGTATGCTAGGCTATAAAATACAAACAGCCACTAATACATTCGATACAAGGAACATTTTAGTATGATGGATATTTTTTTGATATTGATAAATCAATATAAATATAATGGGAGTTATCATGGCACATAATTTTGCAAAAGGATTCTTTACACCAAAAAACCCAGAAAAATACATAGGTAATAAGAAAATTTTTTATCGCTCTAGTTGGGAATTTAATTTTTGTATGTTTTGTGATACCAATCCAAGCATTTTAAAATGGGCCAGTGAATCAGTTTCAATTCCATATTTGAATCCACTAACCAATAAGAAAACGGTCTACATACCAGACTTCTTTATTCAATACGTGGACAAAGCTGGAAAAATACATGTAGAACTCATTGAAATTAAACCCGCTAATCAACAACTATTAGAAAAAGTGGGAAAAAATAAAGCAAATCAAGCAATGTATATAAAAAACCAAGCAAAATGGGCAGCTGCAAGATTATACTGTAAACAACAAGGTATCGTATTTAGAGTCATTAATCAATACGATATGTTTCATAACGGAAATGGTAAATAACTATGAAAAAATTGGAAGAGATTCTAGACCTAGCCGAAAATAAGGCAATTATAGAACCACCAAAACCAAAAAGACAACGGGGAATGAATCCAGAAAGTAATTACCGTAATATGTCAGATTTCGATAAAATTTCTGCCGCATTGCCACAAGTAAAAGGTCTAGGTGATATTAGCGACACCGAATTCGATGAATTAGCACAACGCGCAACATCAGCATATGACGATCTAATGGATCTAGGAATGAATGTAGAAGCTAGATACTCAGCCAGAGTTTTCGAAGTCGCTTCATCTATGCTTAAAAATGCTATCGACGCAAGATCAGCTAAAGTCGATAAAAAATTGAAAATGATAGAATTACAACTCAAAAAACAAAAACTCGATAGCACCACTACCGATGATAATTCTATCAACGTCCAAGGCGAAGGATTTATTGTATCCGATAGAAATAGCCTACTGGAAAAACTAAAAAATATGAAATAGGATTACATATGAAATCATTAGCAGAATACTTAATAGAATCAAAACAAACCTATGAGTTCAAAATTAAACTCGTTGGCGATGACCACTGTCCATTAAAAATGCAAGCAGCATTGGCAAGATTCGATGTCGCGTCGTTCTCTCACGATAAAACTACACCCATCCAAACAAGCCAAATCGACTTCCCAGTCTATGAAAATGTGGCAGTTTCACTATATGACGTTGTTCTTAATTACCCAGCTATAGCACCTCAACTTGAATCACTACTGGCTGAAGCACTAGGCATCACAAAAGACCAAATTAAAGTCAGAAGTGCAAAAGAATCCGACGAAACATTACTGAACCATCAATATGATGAACTATCAGGTGAAGCACTACTAGGCGCAGATTATGAAAAATCTAATAATCAAGACCTAGTAGGCGAAAAACAAAAAATGGCTCTATTAAAAGAATTATCAAAAACTAAACATCAAGGTACACAATACAAAGGTGTAAATGACCAACTATTAGCTAAAAAATTACCTACTGAAAAATCTACTACAACAGATACAAAATACGGTACTACCAGCGCAGTTGGCTCAACTAAACGAAAAGTAGGTAAATAACATGGACTTTACAGAATTATATAGAAAAATCGCAACAATCGATAAATCACCACTAGATGAATCTATGGTAGCCGAATGCCCTCATAGTGATATGAATGCCGAACCACAAAAACAACAAGATGCAGTTAATATGAATGTATCTATTACCGGTCAAGGTGCAAATGGTATTCGCGATTTAATGAATATCTTACGCAATATCGATGACGCAGTAGAACAAAAATCCGATGATGATTTCCCTAAAATTTCACACGATCACTTACCTCAACATAAAGATAATGAAATCTTAGTTATTGGTCAACCAGGTGAAATGCATGGTGATTCTGATGATTATGAAATTGATGATTATGATTCAGATTCGGATTCAGAGTCAGATGAGTATGAAATTGATTTTGAAGATGAAAGTGCTGATGAACCACAATTTGATATGGATAATGATTCAATGATTGTTGGTGATAATGAAGAGGAAGAATTAGAAGATAGTTATCAAAATTCAGCACCTAATAGTTCAGATAAAAAAACAATGGCAATTGCATCAGTTGTTGGTATTGGGAATGATTTATTAAGTAAAGGTGGTAATGCAGTAGCTAAGAATGACGGTGGTAGTAATCCATATACACAACGTGCAGTAAGCGAGAGTTTATTACGAAATCTTCATAGTTTATACAATGAAGTAAAAAATAGATAACAATATTCAAAAACGGGCCGCAAGGTCCGTTTCCACATTAAATACACTATGGCAGCAGATAATTCATTAACTAAACGAGCACATTTAAAACAACAGTGGACAGAACAACAAGTCCATGATATGATGGCATGTATGGATCCAGAGAATGGTCATATACACTTTGCTAAGAATTTCTTTTATATTCAACATCCAACAAAGGGTAAATTATTATTCGATCCATTTGAATATCAATTAAATCTTTTAAATAGTTATCATACATATATTTATTCCGTGAATATGTTGCCTCGCCAATCTGGAAAATGTTTGAAAGGAGATAATACTATGATAACTATTAGGAATAAACTAACAGGGAATGAACATGAATTATCAATTAGAGATTTTTACAATATGCAATCAAATACTAGCGGAAAGTAGTAACAATAATACATATAAACATCCATTAACTATTCAGTATAATGATGAAATATATAATGCAACTGCTGAATTTCCGCCCGAAATTAAATGTGTGTATAGAATTAAAGCAATTGCATCGGATGATATATGCAAATGCAACCAATGTGGGAAAATACATGGGAAGTTAGGAAAAGAGTTTTGTTCCAGAACTTGCCGTGATACTTACAGAAAAGAAAATGCAATCAAGGATTATGCCCAACATAATGCAATTAGAATGGGTGAGAAAAGATATTCTGATAAAATTGAGGGATATGATTATCTAGTCTGTCAAATATGTGGTGCTAAAACTGGTGAATTATTAGCCCACATTAGAATGCATGATATAACTGCAGATGAATATAAAGCCACGTATGGATTGGCTACACTAAAAACACAAAAAGCTATTGATAATGTGAAGGGTGAAAAGAATCCTGGGTTTAATCATGGTGGAAAATTCTCACCATTCTCAGAAAAATTTGTAAATGCCGATACAACTGATAGAGAAGAACTAAAGAAACGTGCTGCTAAGACTAGAATAGACAATGGTAATGATACAACACAACTTGAATATTGGTTAAAACAGACAAATGGTGACATAGAAAAAGCATCCGAACTCTTATCAAAACGCCAAACAACTTTTTCATTAGAAATTTGTATTGAGAAACACGGTGAGGAAAAAGGGAGAGAAATCTGGAAAGCTAGACAAGAGAAATGGAGCAAGAGTAATAAACGAACAAATTATTCCCAAGTTTCACAACGATTGTTTAATGAAATAATGGAAGTATTGCCTGAAAATTTAAAAGAAAGTGTGTATTACGCAACACACAACAGACCAGAAATGGAATCATACCAAAATAAAGAATACATATTAAATGTAGAAAACACTACGATAAGACCAGATTTTATTTGTTTAGCAGTTGGGAAAATTATAGAATTCGATGGGGATTATTGGCACTCTGACGCTAGAGTAAATCCATTACGAGAATCAAAACGAGACGCATCAATAAGAAATATTGGTATGGACGTGTTACATATTAAAGAGCGTGATTATGTAAAAACCAAGGAACAGGTTATAGAACAATGTCTAAAATTTCTGACACAATAGCAAGAAAATTCACTAATGTATATGATGCAAGTGAATGGGAAGTAAAAACAGATACCGGCTTTCAGCCGGTTATCGACGTTAAACAAACTATAGAATATGAAGTTTGGGCATTAACATTAGATGATGGTCGCATACTTGAATGTGCGGACGACCATATCGTATTCTACAGTGATTATACTGAAGTATTTGTCAAAGATCTAAAACCAGACGATGAAATCGTGACAGATACTGGGTTTAACAAAGTGGTGAGTGTAATACCAACTGGTGTTTACGAAAATATGTATGATTTGGGGGTTGATAGTGAAGATCATTCCTATTATACAAATGGTATTTTAAGCCATAATACAACTTGTGCATCTGCGTACCTATTATGGTACGCAATGTTCCAACCAGACCAAACTATACTAGTTGCTGCTCACAAATACACTGGTGCTCAAGAAATCATGCAACGTATACGATATGGGTATGAGATGTGCCCTGATTATTTACGAGCCGGTGTTATTAGTTATAATAAAGGTAGTATTGAATTCGATAATGGGTCTCGTATTGTAAGTCAAACCACAACTGCTACTACTGGGCGGGGATTATCAATATCATTATTGTACGCAGATGAATTTTCGTACGTCCAAACCAATATAGCGGCTGATTTCTGGACATCTATATCCCCTACATTGGCAACTGGCGGTAAAGCTATTATCACCTCAACACCTAACTCCGATGAAGATCAATTCGCTACTATTTGGAAAGAAAGTCAAGATACATTTGATGAATTTGGTAATGAGCGAGAAGATAAAATAGGCCGTAATGGTTTTTATGGCTATAAATCTGATTGGTGGGAACACCCGGACCGTGATGAAGAATGGATGAAGACGGAAATGGGGAAAATTGGCGAAGAAAGGTTCAGGCGGGAATTTGGGTGCGAATTCATTATTTACGAAGAAACACTAATCAATAGTACCAAATTAGCTGATATGTTAGGCAGAGATCCAATATACAAAATGGGCCAAGTTAGATGGTTTAAAAAACCGACTGCGGGTCATATTTATTTGGCAGCATTAGATCCAAGTTTAGGGACAGGTGGTGATTACGGTGGTATTCAAGTTTTTGAGTTGCCGAGTTTTACGCAGGTGGCAGAGTGGCAGCATAATTTAACACCAGTTCAAGGACAATGCAAGATATTTCGTGATGTATTGAGATATATACAGGAGGAAATTGGCAGTGGTAATACTGGTTCTATATATTGGTCGGTTGAGAATAATACCATTGGTGATAGTGCGTTAGTTGTTATTGAGAACTTGGGTGAGGAAACTTTTCCTGGATTATTTTTAAGTGAGCCATTGAGAAAGGGTCATGTTAAGAAATTTAGAAAGGGATTTAACACGACATTTGGCAATAAGATTTCGGCTTGTTCTAGGTTAAAGTATTTGATTGAAGAAGATAAGATGATAATCAATAGTAAGATATTGATTAGTGAATTGAAATCATTTATTGCATCTGGTACTAGTTTTAAGGCAAAGCAGGGACAGCATGATGATTTAGTATCGGCGGTGTTATTGATTGTTAGGATGAGTGTCATATTAGCAGAATGGGATCCAAAAGTATTTGAGACCATGCGAATTGATCAAATAAATGATGATTGGGAAGCCCCACTTCCTATATATATTTCGACCAGGTATTAGTAAAAAACCCCCAATTTTGGGGGTTTTCTTTTTTTGATTAGATAATTTCTGAAAGTGCTTGATCAGTTGTTAATACGGGCTATTTCATAACAGTGGTATCTACGTTTCGCTCAATTTGAATCATGTGTGATGAGAATGTTATAAAGCCGTTATATGTAATTGAAAAAGTCATTCCATTAATAACCAATTGCTATCCATTGAATCGATACCGTACCAGGATTGTCATGACGTATCGTGAAGCTGTTTTTTGGCGTTCCGGTTAATTTAGGCTCCACGTCGATCAACGCGCTCGGGGTAGAGCCGTTTGTGGAGGTTGCAGTCACGGAAAATCTGGTTGAATAAGCGATTGGTAATGTGAATACGGTTCCATTGGCACCAGTAGACACATCCAACGCACCGAACTGTATTATATACGAGCCTAGCCAAGAAGGTAATTTAAGATAATGTGCCCAATTTAAATCTCCTTCTGGAGTACCGCCAACCGCAAAACCTAAGACATTGAACCCACGGACCCAATTAGTACTTGCAGCTGATGTACTGCTATTAGTAAAGGTTGAGTCTGATGCTGCGGTAATTACTGTACCGCCAGTACTAGCAGCACTAATGATACCTTCTGATGTAACTGTTATAGTAGTGCCGTCTACTTTAACACCGCCTAATACTGATGATGATGCAATCGGTAATGTAGTACTGATAACACCTTCTGATGTAACTGTTATAGAAATACCATCTGGTTTAACACTACCTAATGCGGACGTGGTGGCAATTGGCATGGATGTGAGACCAGTACTACTGATAACACCGTTGGCAATATTAATAGTGGTACCATCTACTTTAACACCACCTAAGTTAGTAGTTGATGCAGTTGGTAATGTATATTGTTGGATACCTGAAAGTGATGAATACACTTCTGTAAAATTTTGGTTTATTTTATTACCGGCAACACGAATTGTATCGCCAGTTCCGTCATTAGGAACACTCCCAATGTTAATGAGTTGTTGTGTCATATTATTTCCTCATAAGAATAATTTTATAACGTATTTATCATTTTAATATACGATGTTTTTAATTTCTAGTTAACATTTACAATTTTGGTAAATATAGTGAACTATACAAAAAGATAAATATACTATGGAAAATAATTTAGATGCAGTAGCAAAAGACCTATATGGCAAAATTAAGACTAGGTTCCCTGACATTAAAATTGGGGATGAGAATGCTGAAGTATTGAGTAAAAAAAGTGATATACCGAAGGCTAGGTTCTTTGAGTTTGAATATGAAGAACATGGAGAGCCATTGGGTATTATTGTGATTACGTTAGATGAAGATGATGGCGTAGTAGTTCAAGTCAGTGGTGATTTGAGTAATGATACATCGTCGTCCAATCATGATGCATATCGTTTCATTCGGTCATTTCGGAAATTTGCTAAGAGCCGATTATTAAATTTTGATGTACAAAATATTGGAAAAAGTAATTTAGACAAACGTGATTATTTATTCCAAGCTAAATCAAAGGAATCAGTGATGGAAAATAAGATGTTTGGTACTAAGAAAATTAGCTACCAAGATTTAGGTGAGGCTAGGTTGATTGTTAAACATTCCCAGCCGATTAATCCAGAATTAGCAGCGGGTAGATCGATGCATATTGGAAGTATATACGTTGAAAATGCAGATGGTGAGCGATTTAAATATCCTTATAAGCATTTACACGGTGCTAGAGCATTGGCTGAACATATCAAACACGGTGGTAATCCGTATGATGCAATTGGTAAGTATATTACTGGATTAAGTGAAGAAATGGCACAATTGCGTAAATTTAAAGGGGTTGTATCAAGACAATCACAGTTATCTGAAGCAATTGGTGGGATTACTGATAAAGTAGTAGAGCGAATTTCGGAAGTTAAAAAAGAAATTCAGCGATTACAACGTGCTTCATATTATGAGCAATTTGCGGAAAGTTTCCAAGCACCAACTAAAAATGAAATGCCAGAACAAGTAATGGATGAATGGATTGAGCGATTGACCGTAAAAACCTTTAACGAAGATTTGAAATCGGTATTGCCATATTTGTATAACATTGTGGGTGAAGGTGAATTACCGGTTAAAGAATTGGGAATTGATGATTTGTTAGGTGAATCTGAATTTGGCCAAAAAGGACTTATCAAACGGTTAGGTAAGCAAGGGATTGATTTAGATAAGAAAGAGAAAGATTGGGAAGATACCATCGCTAAACAAAAAGAGAGACATTCTAAAGCTGATACAGAAATGGAAAAACGCAATAAAGAATGGAAAGAAAAATTTGGTAAAAAAGATGAGTCATTAAATCCAGAAGCTACTTTAACTAATTTCTTTGAAGAAATGTTGCCTGAGTTTGATATCACCGATGGTGGTAGTAAAAATCTAATATTCAGTCCTATTGATAACACACGAGAAGCCGCATTAAAAAAATTCAATGAACTTTCACAAAATGAATTAGTTGGTGGCGATGCTGGTGTATTAGCAGTAAAAGGTTTACTAGATAATCCAGAAATTACTAATGCTATTCGTATGTTAAATGATGATGGTGAAATTCGCGGCGCAATTACTCAATATATTATTAGTGTATTTGGGGATGAGAGGGCAACTGAAGCTAAAAGTTTAATTAAGGATATGGGATTAGAAAATGATAATCCAACACCAATTGGCGGTGAAACACCTGTTGAACCAGCGCCAACCCCAGAACCCACACCAGCACCAGCGCCTGAAGTACCACCTACTGGTGAGCAACCACCTGCGGGTGAGGTACCGCCAATGGGAGAACCAACGCATCCTACTGGGATGCCACCGGCTGGAGCTTCAGTTCCACCACCTGGGACACAACCTCCATTGCAAGAAAGTGTTGATGGAAAGATAAAATTAAAAGCAAAATTCATTAAAGCTAAAATGGAAGGTGCTACTTTGGATATGCCATTTGCTGAAGGTATGACATTAGGTGATGCAATGCGTGAATGTGGTATTGACCCAACTGAATGCGGATATGATTCTGATTCAGAACCTGATGCGGATACAAAGCAAGCACCAACGCATGCTAAACCAAATCCTAAAGATAGTGGTGTTTCACAATTATTGAAATTGATATCTGGATTTTGGAATAAGGCAGAAAAGAACTTTACAATTGGCGGTACGAGAGCCAAAATTAAAGTTTTAAAAGCTTTCAAAAATAACGAATGCCCAAATGCCAATGAAGAAGATGTGAAAAAAGTCTTTAGATTTATCGATTCTAAAGATCCAAGTGAAGATGTTTCAGATGAGCAACGTGATGTAATTAGATTATCAGGTGTTGTCCAACCAAATGATACTGATAATGGTTCTGATATGGTAGATAAAATAAAAGGGTTATTTATGAAAGAGCAACCAGTTATGGAAAGTGAGTTGTCTCAAATTATGAAAAATGCAGGATTAAAATAATGAAAAAAATTACAGAAAAACAACTAGTTGAATCAGCTAGAGCGCTGAGAGATTATGCACAGATTGTGGAAGCTGAACAAGACCCTTATTACAGATTGGGACAAGGAGATTTAAGCGCCATTCCAGATATTTACACAAACCAGCCCAACGCATGGGATTCGCCGGGTACTACACAGACTGCGATAGATAGAGCAAAACAATTGTATAGAGGTGCAACAAATGCATCATCTCAGCGAGGTACGGCAGCACAACAAACACCTACTACGGCACAATCGAATACTAACCCAATACCTGGTGGCATATTGGATACCACTTTTCCTAATGTACAGAAAGGTACAGCACCACAAGGTACAACACAACAGTCTGCTAAAAAATGGCCAGAAACATCAGATGAAATCAGAGCATTTCAAAAAGCTAATAAATTAGTCCCTGATGCCATGATTGGGAACAAAACATTAGCTGCATTGAAAGCAGCTGGTTATACACCGCCTCAAGGATTTGTACCTGTTGCTAATAAAGCAACGCCAACACAACGCCCACTGCAACAGCCAATAGGACCAACTCAAGCAGATCAAGATGAATTCATGGCGTCAAACGCCGCTGACAGGGATCAATACCAATCAGATATGGCTGCAATAAAAAAGGCATTGCCACAACAATCCGCAGCTCCAGCCCAAGGTGTCCAAGAAGCAATTAGAGATACATTAGAAAAATTGGATGAATTGAATTTAAAAGGTATTGGGAATGCCGTAGAAAAGGGGATTAATTATGCCAGAACAGCGGGGAAAAATGTACTAGGTGGCGCTAGAGGATACCCAGTTACCGGTGTTAAAAAAACATCACAAGAACTTGAGAAGGATGTTGCCGATAAGTTAACAAAAGGCGGCCCAGGGTCAAATCTCCCACCATCCGAATGGAAAAAAGCAACCCAATCTGATAGAGATATACACAACTTTGGTAAAGCGTTAAATACCCCGGGTGCAGCAGCGAGTGCATTAGGCGGTGCTGGTTTGGCTGCTTATGGGATGAAAGGTGATGACACAATTGATACACCATTAACTGGTACACAAAAACCAGCTGGATATTACACTGATACAACAGCATCGGATAGAATGGTTAAATCAACCGCAGATGCAGGTAGAAATGCATTATCAAAACCAGTGGATGGTGGTAAGGTTGAACCATCTGAAATTCACACCATTAAACAGCCATCGGTTGATAATGCCAAAATTCCTACTCAACAAAAAGATCCACAAGTTGAAAAATTGCAACGGGGGTTGGTCTCAAAAGGATATGATATCGCAGTCGATGGTGTAATGGGTCAAGATACCAAAAATGCATTAATGCATTACCAAGAATTTGGGCCAGGTGGTGCATCACAAATGCAAGAACACGTAACATTCGCTCCAATTGATTCTTTGGCTAGAATCATCCAACTTTCAAGAATTTAATCCTTGACATCCTAATCAACAATGCCTATAATACACAAATGCATTGTTGATTAGGAACCTTTCAAAAACTTAATCAAAATTATCTTGACAAGATAAATAACAATGCGTATAATACGCAACTTAGTTAGACAACAGTTTAGCTATGAAGGCAAAAACATATAGGCCACTGATGGCAACTTTTAACTTATAGGGAAATAATAATATGGCAACTTTAGCAGAATTAAGAGCAAGATTAAAACAAGCAGAACGCAACACCGAAACCACCACCCGTACATCAAGTGATAATTCAGTTTATCCTTTTTGGAATATCAAAGAAAATGGTGAAGCCGTTTTCAGATTCTTACCAGATGGCGATACATCAAATGCATTTTTCTGGGTAGAACGAGCAATGATCAAATTACCATTCGCTGGTATCAAAGGCGAATCAGAAAGTAAAGAAATTACAGTCCAAGTACCTTGTGTAGAAATGTACAATGATGGATCAGTATGTCCTATTCTTTCAGAAGTTCGCGGCTGGTTTAAAGATCCATCGTTAGAAGAAATGGGTCGCAAATATTGGAAAAAACGTTCATATATCTTCCAAGGCTTTGTATCAGAAGACGGCCTTAATGAAGAAGATAAACCAGAAAACCCAATTCGTCGATTCGTAATTGGTCCACAAATTTATAAACTAATCCACGCAGCATTGGTAGATCCAGAATTGGAAGATATGCCAACTGATTACATCAATGGATTAGACTTCAGATTGAAAAAAGGTAGCAAAGGCGGTTATGCTGATTACTCAACATCAAACTGGAGCCGTCGTACTCGTCCATTAACCGAAAGCGAACAAGCTTCTATTGACAAATATGGCTTACAAAATTTAAGTGATTTTTTACCTAAAAAACCAAGTGATACCGAATTACAAATCATTAAAGAAATGTTTGAAGCATCAGTTGATGGCGAAGCCTATGATGCAGAACGTTGGGGTCAATATTTCCGTCCAGCAGGTATGAGCCAACAAACCGGCGATCCAGTGAGAGCACAATCACAAATGGCAACGCCAGTTCCACAAGTTCAAGCACCAGTTGAATCCTATTCAGCTCCAGTATCTGCACCAATCGCAGAAGTTGTAGAACCAGCGCCAACTCCAGCACCAGATAATCGTGCTGCTGATATTTTGGCAATGATTCGCAGTCGTCAACAAACACAATAATCATTGATAAGTGGGGATGAAATATTCCCCACTACTTTACTAACTGAATAGGAGGCCAAGGATGGCATCAAAAGCATTTGATTTGACAAAATTTAGAAAAACTTTAACGAAAAGTATAGATGGGCTAGGGATTGGATTTAATGATCCAACCGATTGGATTAGCACTGGTAATTACGCATTAAATTATCTGATTAGCGGTGATTTTAAAAAGGGAGTACCACTTGGTAAGGTTACTATAGTGGCTGGTGAAAGTGGTAGTGGCAAAAGTTTTATTTGTTCCGGCAATATTGTTAAATATGCACAAGAACAAGGGGTTTATGTGGTATTAATTGACTCCGAAAATGCGTTGGACGAGACATGGCTGCATAATTTAGGTGTTGAAACAACTGAGGATAAGTTATTAAAACTCAATATGGCAATGATTGACGATGTTGCCAAAACTATTGCAGAATTTATGAAAGAATATAAAGCAATGGAGGAAAAACCAAAGGTGTTATTCGTAGTTGATTCGTTAGGTATGTTATTGACACCAACCGATACCCAACAATTTGTCGATGGAAAATTGCGCGGCGATTTCGGGATTAAACCAAAGGCGTTGGCATCATTGGTTAGAAATTGCGTGAATATGTTTGGTAATTATAACATTGGCATGGTATGTACCTCACATAGTTATGCCTCACAGGATATTTTCGATCCTGACGATAAAATATCGGGTGGTCAGGGTTTTGTGTATGCTAGTTCTATTGTAGTTGGGATGCAAAAATTAAAACTCAAAGAAGATGAAAATGGGGATAAGGTATCTGACGTGCAAGGTATTAGATCTGTGTGTAAGATAATGAAAACTAGATATTCCAAACCATTTGAAACAATACAGTTAAAAATACCATATAAAACTGGCATGAGTCTATACAGTGGCCTGACTGACGTTTTTGAAAAAAAAGGATTGTTAAAACAACGTGGTAATATGTTGGAATACATAACACCGGATGGGGAAATTATCAAAAAATATAGAAAGGCATGGGAAAAAAACGATGAAAGTTGTTTAGATACCGTTATGGATAATTTTAAATTGCAAGTGGTTGAACCTGTTGAGTCAACCGATGATGTAGAAGACGATGGGGATGACGAGGATATTGTCATTGGCAATGGTGAGTTTGATGACGAAACGAATTAAACTCACTGCTGAAGAATTCACAGAGTTGCATTTCAACCAGCATAAAACATTGGGTGAAATTGCAGCTATGGTGGGATACCACCCAGATACGTTGTCAAGATATGTTAGGAATGAATTGCATCTTTCAGTGGTAAAACATAAGAAGCATATACCAGAAAACCTGCATGAAAAAATAATCGCTGATTATTTAGAATGTTGTGTAATCCGAGATGTGTCGCAAAAATATGGTATATCAGAACAACGCATTTCTAAGTTATTAAAATCCAGAAATATCGATATCAAGGCTATGAAAGATATCAATCAATCTAATAAGTTGAAAGGGGTGTGTAAAAGAACGACGGAATCATATGCATCAGAACTTATCGGGAGAGATATAGAACTAATTGGTGAATACAAAGGGATTGCTATTAAACACCTGCATAAATGCTTAGTTTGTGGCAACGAATGGGAAGCCCCACCCAACAACATATTATTTAGTAAGTCTGGCTGCCCAATTTGTTCATTAAAGAGAAACGCCAAATCAAGATCGATGGACCCAAGAGAATACGATAAACGACTAGCTAAATTATGTCCTAATTTAGTAGCATTGGAAGATTACGTCAGTTATTTTACAAAAATAACACATATGTGTTTAACTTGTGGTCACGTATTTAAGAAATATCCAGTATGTAAACCAACATCAGTTGGTTGTAAGAATTGTAATCCACCGTCTGGGGTTTTGGGAATTGTTACTACTGTTAATGGGATAGACTTTGATTCTAGATTTGAGGCAGCTATGTATGTCGAATTATTAAACTATATAGACGCAGATGACTTCCAACATAAACGGTGGTACAAAAACGCTAGGTACTGCTCTGATTTTTATATAAAATCAATGGATTTATGGATAGAAGTGTCGAATTTTAATGATGCAAAATATTTGAATAAGATATATACAAAACGGCAATTAGTTGAAAATTTTGTATTTTTTTCTGATGCTAAACAAATACATTTATATTTTGGTGAAATGGAGAATAAAAATAATGTTAAATGAAACACAAATTGGCGATGTGTGGTTATTATTTGCGGATTATTTGGATAAGAAGCAGATTGATATTGTAGCTGAACGTTATGTTGAATTATTAGCTGATTATGGAGTGCGTGATAGAATATTAAGAAATGCTACTGGTGTTGATAGTGTACTAGACCAAGCCATTTCTTATTATTTGGAAGCTGATGACGTAGACGAAGATGAAGACGATGATTATCGTGAGTTGGAATTCTAAATGAATTGGTATTCTACTATCTCAAGAGATATCACCAAAATCCACGATGGTATTTCATATTTTGAAAATGAATTGCAACAAGCCAAAATTGAATGTAGAATAACCGGTAATATCGAAAAATCCTCGGCTGCAATGCCGGGGATTGTAGAACAACGATTTAACCAACTACAAGAAATTGAAGCAATATTAGAGTTTCTTAATATAGAATTAAGAAGTATAAAAAGCCAGCACTTTCGTCGATATTTGGAAAATTACAATCGGTCATTAAGTTCACGGGATTGTGATCGATTTGTTGAAGGTGAGGCGGATGTTGCAGATTTTGAAAAGATGATTAATGAATTTGCATTACTCCGTAATAAATGGTTGGGTATTACAAAATCATTGGAAGTAAAACAATGGCAGTTATCTAACATTATAAAACTCCGCGTAGCCGGAATGGAAGATAGCACAATTTAACAATGTCGGGTACATTAGTGCCCGATTCATCAAACAATAAAATATGACAGTTGACCAATTACTTAAACAACTTCGGTTCATATCATCACCATCATTAGGGGATTTGATTCCATACAGTGATTCGATTACATTACTCAATCTCATAGAAGAAATGCAATTAGAATTCATAACGCAAAATCAAGCCAATTTAATCATTAAAATTCTTGAAAATAATGCAGAAAAGTTATTACCACTAGTGCCAGAATTAAGTGCGGTAGTGCAAGATCCGATTTGGTCGAAATCATTTAAACCAGTTGAGAAATATCAAAAGATGTACATTACTTGTGATAATGGATTCAAAGTTATTACATTAGATTTTTCATTTTCTACATTATTCAGGGATAAAATTGCAGAATTACGAGTCGGGGTGAAAGCTGGTGATTTTAGTATTATTACCATAACAACGTGTCGGTATTATGAAGTTGAACTAACTGAAAATGCAGTGGTGAAATTGGTCAATACATTTAAAACGTATGATTTTGAAATCAGTGATGAAATCTTGTCATATTACAATACGATAACCGCTTGGAAATTATCCGATATCAATAATCAATTATCGTTGGACAATGCGTCAGATGTTGTAAAAAATGCAATGAGTTTATTAAAGCAAGATGAATTTTATAACACCAAGTTAATTGATCGTCGTATTAAGTACCAGTACTTTATGAGAGGTCAGCCCAATGAAAGTTTACTTGATAAGATTGCCTATAGAGAAACACCTGAAGTATGGGTTAATTGGCAGAAATATGAATTAGGTGAAGTGGTAAAATCATTGATTGATTTGGAACGAATGCCGTTGTTATTTGTGTTTAATACGACTCGCTATAATGAGGAAACATTATTCAAACAACTAAAAATGGTGTCGCAATCTTTGGAAGATAATGGTATAATAGATTCAGTTGGTGTATTTTGCAGGTTGAATAATAAAGCTGGTAAGGCATTTAATGAATTTATTACAGCTAAGCAGTATAACATTAGGGCAGATAATACCACGCAGGTTGTTGCGATTAATCGTAATCTACCAAAGTTTTTATTGGAGTTGAATTGGAATCCAATGAGTGTTATTTGCATTGGCGATGGATTACCGGCTGGCAGGACTGCGATGTATACTCGGCGTTCTGATTTAGTGATAAATTATTCCGAGCATGAACCGACATTGAAGTATAATAAATTGTTTTAAAAATTCCAGGATGGAAGTAGCACACGGAGAAGTGTATGTCAGTAAGATTAGAAATCAAGGATGAGGTTAACATTAAGTTGCATAATCTTCCGCTTGATGCAAGAAAAAAATTAGTAGCCACATTTAAATATGAAATACCACACGCCAAGTATCAACCGGCTTATAAATTAGGACGATGGGATGGTACTGTTAGTTTATTTGGTTTAGGTGGTAATGGTTATTTAAGCCAATTAGAAAAGATATTAGAAGTCTTAGGTAAGATGGGCATTCAAATCGAAGAGATTGATGACCAGAGAAAACCGATCAATTTAAAATTCAATAAAGTAACTGAGGAT